CCGTGCGTGTAGCCACAAAGCTGGCGCTACCGTCCGATATCTTCCGGCGTATGGCCGATGCCTGGAATGCCGAACTGGACCGCGTCTTCGACGGCCTTGCCGCCGTCGAGTGGCGGAAGGCTCTGACCGATGAATCGGCTGAAAACTTTCAGCTTGCCGCCGAATGATCACCAGCAGCTTCAGATCCCGAGTCGCCGCGATCTTCAAGCGGACTTGTGCCAGCCGCCCAAAGGAGAAGATACTGTCGTGGGCAAAAAAATGGATCAAGCTGAGCAGCTCTGAAAGCGGCGACTTCCCCGGCGGCTATGACCCCGAGTTGAACCCGCTGCCCACGCTGCTCTTCGATCTCTACGAGTCCGGCGAATACGATGAGGTCATCGTGAAAAAGTCCAGCCAGTCCGGCTGGACGCTCGTCATCTTCATTTTCTTCTGCTGGTTCGCGACGTTCGTGCGTCGCAATTTCATGTATGTGATCGACTCTGAAGAAGAGGTCGAAAAAATCAGCACCGAGCGCCTGCAGCCTCTTTTGTGTGATTGCGCTCCTGTGCGTCAGCGCATCCGCGCCGGGCCTTCGCCGTTCACGAAAGTGATGCTGCGCTTCAACGGCATCGTCGGCTATTTGAGCGGTGGTAAATCGCTCGGCAAAGTGTCGAACAAATCCGTCGGTGTGGCCGTGGTCGATGAAGTCAGTGCCCTTGAAAAAGCGCTCTCCGCCGCCGCCGTGAAAGCCAACCTCAAAGAGATCCGCGCTCGTTTGAAAAAGCAGGCTACCGGCTTCTTCATCAATCTCTCAAAAGCCGGATCGTGGGAGGGCGTCATCAATCAGGAATACTTGAGCGGCACCATGCACCGCTGCTTTGTGCCCTGTCCGCACTGCACCGCCGCATCAAACGGTGTATTGGACGGCTTCCAGGTCATCGAATGGGAGCAGATCAAATTCGGCCACTGCAAAGACCTCGTCGGCGGATGGGATTACAAACGCATCGAAGAAGAGACGTATTTCGAGTGCGTCCACTGCCGCAAGGCAATCCTGGAGCGTGATCACAAGCCTTGGATGATCAAACACCGCCAGTGGAGGCAGACGAACTTCGGCGAAGATCCTGAGCACAAACCGGAACCTCGCCGTGCCAGCGTAGAAAACACCGATCTCTATTCCACCTTCCCAAATCTCACCTGGGGCCGCCTCGTCGTGAAGTATGTGAAATCCCTCGGCGATCCAGAGGAGCTGAAAAACTTCTTTCGCGATCACTTGGCACGTCCAGACCGGCCCGAGGCGGTGCAGACAGAGGAAAGCATCATCTACAAGATGACCGGCGGCTACAGCCGTGGTGAATGCCCCTTCCTGCCACGCAAAGTCGTTATGGGCGTCGATAAACAGCTTCACACCTGGAAGTGGGTCAAAGTCGCGTTCAATTTTGAAGGAGACGCCTGGGTCATTGATTGGGGTGAGTTCATCAATCCGGCCGCGCTCAAAGAGGAAGCGGACAAGCCTGTCATCATCAAACACTGGCCCGATCACATCCCGCCGGCCGAGCGCATCAATCCCGTCGTTTTCAAAGGCCTCGTCGATGAGCGAGCGATGCAAAAGGAGGTCCGCGATTTCCTCATCACCACGTTGCTCAGCGTTTCACCCGATGGCACGCCAGATTACCGTTTCTACGGCTGCTACGGCCTCGCCAGGCACACGGCGCGGAGCTTGAAGGACATCGTCTCACCAGGCCCGCAGGCCAAACCAAACGCCATGCACAACCTTTATCCGCTATGGTCTTACGCCATCAGCGTGGACAACTTCAACAACGAGATCCACACGCAGCGCTTCGGAAAATTCAAGCAAGTGCTCGCCGCCAAAAATGAAGGCAAGCCCGCGCCTCCAGGCGTCCGTCGCATTTGGTTCCCCTACAACCTCACGCCTGAGTTCGTGAAGGAGATCACCCGCGAACGTTTCGAGTTTGATCCGAAGACGCGGCGCTGGGGATGGGCGGACATGCAGGGAGTTCGGAATGACTGGGGGGATGCTCTCCGCATGTGCTTTGCCGCCTGGTATCTTCTCGCTCCTTTGGAGCAGGCTCCGCCGCCGGTCAGTGCAGAAGCGGTTAAAGACCTTGAGGACACCGCGCCAGCGCCGATTGACATCGCACAAAATTAGACTCAAGCCGCTTGCGCCAATGACTACCAAAGAAAAGCTGAACCTCCTCAATTCGTTTTATGAGCAGGCCATCGCTGCTGGCATGGCTGCGAAATTTCATTGCGATGGCATCTTGCTTTTGTCATGTTTTGAGGACGATGCCGGAGAAGATAACCAACCCGATCTCGAAATACCTGGCTCAAATCGGCCGGAAGGGTGGCAAGGCAGGGAAGGGGACGTCAAAGGCTCGGACAACGGAACAGGCTCGCAAGGCGAATGCGGCGAGTCACGAGGCTAAAAGGAGGAAGAAGCATGAAAAAACCTGTGTATCATTTCAAGCGTCGCGAAGGGCTGGCACTGCTCGCCGATGTGGCTGATTGGCTCAAATGGTTGGCGGAAGTGAGCGGGGCGGACTTTGCGATCGAGAGCCCTGATTTTTACGGCTCGCGAGAAACCGGCGAAGGGATTGCCTACACGCGCATGATCCGTGTCACCGGCATGCCGGGTCCTCCGGGGCCAGTGGGACCGCCCGGCCCGCCCGGAGCTGGAGGCGGCAGCATCTTTGGCCCTCCTGGTCCACCAGGGCCTCTCGGGCCGCCGGGAGATCCCGGAGATCCGGAGACCAATCCCGGCCCGCCTGGCCCGCCCGGAGTCGTGGGCCCCGCTGGCCCGCCCGGCCCCGCTGGAATCCCCGGAGATGACAGCACCACACCCGGCCCGCCCGGAGCACCCGGCCCTGAGGGCTCGCCCGCGACGGAAAGTGATCTGCCTGGCCCGCCCGGCCCTCCTGGCCCTCCCGGCCCTCCCGGCCCTCCCGGCACCGATGGCACACCGGGCACACCCAGCACCACGCCCGGCCCGCCCGGTGATCCCGGCCCGCCAGGGCCGCCCGGCAGCTATGGCCCGCCCGGCAGCAAGCTGGCCATCGTGCGTGTCGAGCACGCCCGGCAGATCGAGCACCGCGCCCTGCACGTGATCGAGGCCCCGCGTTTTGAATTCCTCGAGATCCTCGAGATCGAGCTGCCGCGGCACTGCGGGCATGTGCTCGCACCCATCAGCGAGCGCTTCCTCGCCGCGCTCGATCCACTCTCCGCGATCGAGATCCGGCACGTCCATCCGCCGGAGATCGCGGCCACGATGCATGCCGCGCAGATCGAGCTGCGGGCCGTGCCAGCCCGCCAGACCAGGCGCGTGCGCGTGCTCCTCGCCGGCATTGCCCGCGGGCATGCCGGCCGCCGTTTCCCGGAGTTCACCGATGAGCAGCGCCTCGCCAATGACCGCTTCTGGGGCTCCGCTTTGACAGGCGGCAGGGAGTGACCGGCATCCCGCCGGTCACCTTCCCAACTCAACCCTTCCCTGCCTATGCATGCCCACTGGTGGAACCTTCCCGGCTTCCTCACCCCCGCCGAATGTCAGCGCGTCATCACCCATGCGCTCAAACACTACCAGCCTCAGCAAGGCGTGATCGGGCATGGCAGCGGAGCCAAGGCGGACCAGATGCGCCGCAGTGTCATCCGCTGGCTCGACTTCGCCGATCTCGACCTCCTGTGGCTCTACCGCCGCATCGAAGCCCGCGTGCTCGAAGCCAATGCGCGAGGCTTTGGCTACCACCTGCAGCACAGCTTCAGCCCCGAGATCCAGTTCACCGAATACCACGGCACCGATGAAGGCCACTACGACTGGCACGCTGACAACTCCGCCACCATCAAAGATCCCTACGACCGGAAGCTGAGCTTCGTCATTCAGCTCTCCAGCCGCCAGCCTGTGCCCGGTGGTCTCCTGCGGAAAGGCCATCCCGGCTACACCGGCGGCGAATTTGAGCTCGATCCCGCCGCTGACCCCCTGCCCGCCAATGCCTACCGCGAGCAAGGGGATGCGCTCATCTTCCGGAGTGCGTTGAGGCACAAAGTGAAGCCTGTCACCAGCGGCACACGCTACACGCTCGTCACCTGGATCAAAGGCCCGCGGGCATGAGCTTTTGACACCCGCTGCCTCCCGATGACCAAATCCATCGTGATCAATCTCGAGATCCTGGCCGCGCGTGCCGCGCTCACTGGCGCCACCCTGCCAGCGCTCACCATCACTCACCTGTCAGCGTTCACGCTGGCTGTCGCTTTTGCCAGTGGCACGCCGCTGGAGCAGCGCTCTCTCGGCGATGGGGCTGCCGTCCGCTGCGTGCTCAAAGAATCGCCGACGGGTGCCGTGCTCATTCGAGACACAGCCATGCCCGCCAGCGGCACCGGTGCCGGCACGGTCTACTCCGCCGTGTGGGATGACAGCGAAGTTGACTCCGAGGCCCTGCGCACCTTTCTCGCCGATGCCACCGAGGATGCGCAGTGGACGCGCAAAGCGTGGATCGAGATCGAATGGACCATCGGCACCAGCACCGAGCGCATCGCCTTCCCCGTCGATGTCCGTGCCGCCTTCCACCTCCCGGAGGATGATGCGCCCGATCCCTCCAGCGATGCCGCCTGGGCATGGCTCAAGAGCCGCATTGTCGCTGGCAGCAACGTCGCGCTCACCATCAACGATGCGGCCAAGACCATCACCGTTGCTGCCACCAGCGGCGGCGAGATCCCCGCCAACGCCTGCACTGCCACCGCCAGCGAAGACGGCCTCTACCTCGAGTTCAAAACCTTCGCCGGCGTCCTCATCGGCAAGACCCTCCTCAACGCCTGATCACCATTCCTCCACTCCACCACTCACGATGAGCCCCAAAGCCAATCTCCAAACCATCGCCGACATCCTCGTCGAACAACTGGGATGTGATCCCGCCAGCATCAAGCCAGACTCCACCTTCACCGATCTCGGAGCCGATTCCTTGGATGAGATCGAGATCGTCAGGGCCTTCGAAGAAGAGTTTGCCATCGACATCGACGATGAGGATGCCGAGCTAATCAAGACCGTGCAGCAGGCCCTCGACTACCTCAAATCGCACACCTGATCATCCCAGTCTCACCGTCTCAAAGTCTCCCCCTCTCCAAGTCTCCAAGTCTTATGCGCACCCTCCTCACCGCCCTCTGCTCTCTGCTCTCCGCTGCCGCCCTCGCCCAATCCCCTGGCGACATCCTCTACAACACGAAAAATGCAGGCGCTGGCAGCACGCTTCGCAGCCTCACGCCAGGCACCTCCACCGATCTGCTCAGCCTCAACGGCAGCGGCCTCATCACCCGCACGGCGCAGAGCACCTTCGCCCTGGCTTCGCACAACCAGGCATGGAGCACCATCACGAGCACCCCGACGACACTCGCAGGCTACGGCATCACCGATGCCATCACGGCGGCCACGGCTGCGAGCACCTATGCGAGCCTGACGGGCAGCTACGCGAACCCGTCGTGGATCACGAGCCTCGCATGGAACAAGATCACTGGCACGCCCACGACGCTCAATGGCTACGGCATCACCGATGCCATCACGGCCGCCACGGCTGCGAGCACCTATGCTCCGCTCGCTAATCCCGCTTTCACCGGCACACTCACCGTCGGTAATGCTTCCATCGCCACCACGCAGCTATTGATCGCAAGCTCGACCAACCCGACGCGCACCGTAGCCATCACGCAAAACGGAGTTGCGTGGGCTGACGTAAGCGGCAGCGGTTTCGGCGTCACGCTACGTCCTTCTACACCGTCCACGACAAACACGGTGTTGTTCAACCCCGGAGGCAATCTCGTCAGCGTGGCAGACACCGGCACCGTCACCAACACCATGCTCGCAGGCTCCATCGCCCTCTCCAAGCTCGCCACTACCGGCACCGGCTCCTCATCCACTTACCTCCGCGGGGATGGCACCTGGCAGACCATTGCCGGCGGGGGCGATGCCCTCACGACCTCGCCGCTTTCCCAGTTCGCCGCCACCACCTCCGCCCAGATCGCGGGCGTCATCTCCGATGAAACCGGCTCCGGTGCCCTCGTCTTCGGCACCTCGCCCAGCCTCACCACGCCTGCCCTCGGGACGCCTAGCTCGGTCACCCTCACCAATGCCACCGGCCTGCCATTGTCCACGGGCGTGACCGGCACCCTGGCCATCACCAACGGCGGCACCGGCCAAACCTCGCAAACCGCTGCCTTCGACGCCATGGCCCCCACCACGACCAAAGGGGACCTCATCGTTTCCAATGGCACGGACAATGTCCGCCTCCCGGTCGGTGGCACCAACGGCCACGTCCTCACCGTGGACAGCGCCGAGAGCACGGGCGTCAAATGGGCCGCAGCCTCCGGCGGTGGCAGCAGCTTCGCCCCCACCCAGACGACCAAAACCGACACCTTCTCCACCACCTCACGCGATGGCACCTGGGCGGATGTCACCGGGCTCTCCGTCGTGATCACCCCGGCCACCGGGAAAAAGGTCCTCCTGGAATGCTTCCTGACCGTGGGGGCCTCCACGGGCAATTCTGCCGTCTCGTTCCGCATCACCCGCAATGGCACCGTCGTCTCCCAGGGGGATGCCGCCACCGGCCTCAACCGCATCGCGGGCTCCATCGTCATCAATGCCACCTATACCACCAATTCCTGCGCCTACTCGTTTTTGGACACCCCCACGACCGGCGTCGAATACACCTACCAGGTCCAGGTCAGTGGTCTCTACGGTGCCGACATCACCTCCTATGTGAACCGCAGCCATACCGATCCCTCAAGCTACGGCACTCGTAGCACCTCCTGGGTCCGCGTCACCCCCGTCGATTAAAGCCCGTCCTTCCTCCATCCACCTGCTCACTGCGCCATCCGCAGAAATGAAAGTCAATTTTCTCATCTTCAACTAAAGCCCATTTCCCATCTGCGATCTCCCATTCACTTGCCTCCCACACGCTATGCCCCTCGCCTCCACCTCCGCCGTCTCCATCATCATCGCCGCCGGCATCATCATCTCCGCCGCTGCAGCAGCCCTCCTGCCAGATCCCTCCACCGCCTCCGCCCTCTCCATTGTCGATGACAACCGCCTCCGCCTCATCTGCGTCGCTGGCAGCCTCGGCGGAGCCGTCATGAGCATCATGCTCTTCCAGGTCAAGACCAACCGCGAGCTCGCCGCCAAGCTCACCACCAGCGCCCTGGCTGGCATCATGTTCGCCCCCATGATCCTCCGCTACCTCAAATGGGCAGACCTCACCGATGCCATCCTCGCCGTCTCCGCCACCGTGGCCATGCTGAGCTGGACGGTCCTCCAATCCATCGTCCCCATGGCCGCCAACCTCCTCAAACGCAAAGCCGAAGCCGCCCTCGACGCCAAGGAGCGTTCGTAGTGCGGCGAACGTCCAAGCGGATCCCGCGTCTTGTTCATTTCCGAAGCCCGAAATCACCAAACAACGATGAATCTACAACTCGAATCACCAATCAAGCCCGCCGTCAGATGGCGGAAAATCTACGTCGCCAGTTCGTGGCGGAATCCCCATCAGTCCGCCGTTGTCGCCGCGCTCCAATCAGCGGGTCACATGGTCTATGACTTCAAAAACCCACGCCCCGGCAACGTCGGATTCGCATGGTCCGAGATTGATCCGAACTGGATGCAATGGACCGCCGCTGAATACGTCGCCGCGCTGGATCATCCTATCGCCAAGGGTGGATTCGCCTCCGACATGAACGCCATGAAGTGGGCGGACACATTCCTGCTCGTGCTGCCGTGTGGCCGCTCCGCACATCTGGAACTCGGGTGGGCATGTGGCCAGGGGAAGCAAACGCTGGTGCTCACCTGCGACGGCCAGGAACCGGAACTCATGGCGAAGATGTGCGACCACATTTGCACGTCGCTGCAAGAGGCGATGGACATCTTGGCCGGATAAACCTTTTAGGAAATGAACGAATCAAGCTCTGCCACTGGCGGGGATAAACCAGCATCAAAATTATGAAAGACTCATCTCCGCCAGTTGGTCAGCAGCGTATGGTTCAGCGGTGCGAAATCACCAAGCTGCCACCCGCCGCGTGACCGCGCTCGCGTGGTCGATTCAACGCCTCCTTCAAACCCGCCAACTGAAACCATGAAGACACCCGAATACATTTACGAGCTGGTGGATGCCACCGATGAAGAACGCTATTACCCGCTGGGAATCGAGTTTGACCTTGTGGCGCTGATACAGGCGGCCGAGCAACATGATCCATCGTGTTGGCAAGAAGAGCATGGCGACGATGAGATGGCCATCGCGGAAATTCGCGCCAAGCCGCCGGGCTTGCTGGGCCATGATTACCGCGTCGTCTGGCGCTGCAAATGGGTGCGCGATGAAGTGGGCGAGGATGTTTGGCCGGTGCCGTGGGTGCACGGGACAATTGAAACTGGAACCTGGGAGAACCCCCTGACTTTGCTGCCATGAACATCACTGATCTAACCGTTCCCGGTGTCTGGCGCTGCCCCAAGTGCCAGTTCACGCAGGTCAATCAAACCCTCGCGCCGGATGGCATCGGTGCGGATACCCGGCCGCATTTGTTTCCGTGCCCCAACGATGGCCGCGACATGGTGCCTGTAACGTGGCGCGAGCATGCGGCCGATCTGGAAAAGATGCTACAAACGGCGCTCGACAACCAATGCAATGAGGTGATCAGCCGCGTGGAGTACATCCGCGGCGGCATGGCACCTGATACGGTGCTCGTCACGATGGCGACCGGGCAAGTCCTGCAAATCGGACTCGAAGGTGTCAACCTCTACGAAACGCGCGGCTGCCTGGAGCTGTGCGCAGAACCGGTGGGAGGGCTGGTGTTTGAGCGATGAGCGCTGAACTTCGATTCGAATCCCTGCTTTTTGCTGACAGTATGACACTCGAACAAATCACCAAACGCCTCGGGCCGGTGATCGACGAATGGCCGGCGGGTGCCAAGGTGTGGCACCGGGCGGATCGGCGCTGCGGGGTGCTGATGGGTTACAGCATCCTGATCGACGGCGAGGTGTCCTTTCGCGTGGACTACGGCGGCGGTGGATGGGCCAATGAAAAACCCGCGTCTCTCACCGCCACCCGCCCTGCCGATGACGAAGATGGCGAACAATGGAAGGAGGGCGCGGGGGTATGAACGCGATACGTCAGCATTTGGAGCCGTTGCTCTTGAGGCAGCGGGAGCATGTGGTTGATCCTCGCATTGAGGTGCTGTGGGATGAGCCATGCACGCTGGAGTCCGTCACCGTGAAATCGGGCTCGATCATTACGGCGATGCCGCCTCAGAAGGTGTTGACACTGTTGAAACATCGGGAGAAGCGCATTCTTAAAGGTGGCGATGGCACCCAAGTGGGCACGGACCCCGTGCGATACATCTACGCGCCGGAAGAATACCGGCAGATGATCCTTCAGTGCGTGCGGAAACGTCTCGACAATCCCGGGGTGCAGCTCTGGCTGTGGGTCAATGGTGGCATCCGAAGCGCGAAAACGGAGTTTTGCATGTGGGGGCTGATGTCGCACTTTTGGTGGACGCAACGGGCGTGGTGTTGGGCGTTCCATGAGACGGAAACGACGAGTCGCACCATCCAGCAAGAACGCGGCTTCCGCTACATCCCTGAGGAGATCCGCCAGGGGAAGTTCAAGAAGGACATGAAGACGAAGTTCAACTACACGCCGGGTAGTGGCTTCACGGGCAGTGAGTTCTTCATGCTGTGGGATGCGCATCACGAGGGCGGCTGCCTGAATCCACAGGCCTGCACGCATGAAAAGCCCTGTCTGAATCGCCGGAATGATTGTGGAGGCCGGATGGAGTTCCGATTCTACGGCCAAGATGAAGGCACGATGGTGGGTCAGGAGCTGACCATGGCGGTGACAGACGAGAAGGTATCTCCCAGCATCATCAAGCTGGTGGATGATCGTCTGCTCACGCGGGCGGCGGATACTCGTGAAGGCGTGTTTTTGGAGCGAATGCTGGATGCCTTGCACCGGCTGGAGAGGGGCGAGTGGCTGCCGCCGCCGCTGCTGGGTGCCGTGTTCCAAGGCTGGCTCTTGAATGGCTTCACGCCCAAATGGGGATGGACATCGACGGTGAAGATGCTGCTTCAAAAGGCGACCAAATACGGCTTTTACGATCCGAGCCCGATGGTGCAACGGGCGATGCAAGAGGCGGTGAACTCGATGCCGACGCCGGAGCTACGCGCCCAGAAAGCCGACGAGCTGCAGGCGAGGCCGTGGACGCTGGGGGGCATCACGCGAGTGCCGCGCTTTGCGCAGCCCCAAATGAAGCGGGCGCTGGTGAGCTACCTGCCGACGTATGCAAACAAGTTCAAAGGCAACTGGGCCGGGGCCGTGCAGTCGATGCAGGGCAAACCGATGGATGAGATCAAGCGCACCCTCTTCGGCGATGTGGAGAAGGATGTGGCGAGCCTGTTCCTCATCGACCCGGAGAAGCACTACCGCGAAGAAACCAGTCTGCCGAGTGATGCCACGCTCTACGTCGTGGCGGATCCAGCCCCGGCTAAGCCGTGGTCGATCAAATGGTATCTGGTCGATCCGCTGGGCCGCCGCTGGGTGGCGCAGGAATGGCCGTGTGAGACGTGGGAGATTCCGGGGCAAGGTTTGCCAGGGCCGTGGGCGGTGGCGAGCGAAAGCGACCGCTTGAACGGCGATCCCGGCCCGGCTCAGCAACTGCGACTCGGCTGGAGCTGCGATTGGGCCAAGATGACCTGGCTCATCTACACGGGCTGCCAGCGTCTCGCGAAACGCCTCCGCGCCGTGCATGGTGACAGGTGCCGCATGGCCATGCAGACGATGAAGCTGGAATGGCGCGGCGTGAAGGAAGGCACCCTGCCGCGACCCGATCTGGAGCTTGAAGGTGAACTCGTGATGCCTTTGACCTGCTGGATGGATAGCCGTTTTGCCGGGGCTCCGACAGCGACGACCGGCACGAAGGATACCACCGTGCTGGAGCAAATGCTGGCGGTGGAGAATGCGCTGCCATGGTGTGCCGCCAGCGGCGGGCCGGTGGATGAAGGTTACATGCTCATGAGCTCCGCCTTTGGCACCGATGTGGCCGGCATCCCAGAGATGGTGTGCGTGAAAGAATGCACCAACACGCAGTTCGCGTGGGAGGTGTGGACCCCGAACGGCCAGAAAGATGAAGCCTGCAAAGACATCCTCGATCCAGACCGCTACTTCGTCGGCAAGACGGATGAGGCGGGTTACCAAGAAGACGTGCAACTCACGAGTGGAGGCCGCTAGCGCGGAATGAGGAAGCCTGAATGACGAATGATGAACCTGACCCCAACATGACCCAATCCCCATCCATTCCTGTGCCGAGTGATTTGCGGCATCTCGTCGGCGCTGAACCGCCGGAAATGATCGGCACCTATGAAGTCGGGCGATTGCTCGAGCACTGGGGCTTTAGCCGCGATGGCAGGGCGGCCGTTCGCAAGCTGGTGGACTGCGGCGTGCTGACCAAGATCGTGCTGAAGACGTTTGCCGGCTGGCGATTCAAGACGTCGGAAGTCATGGCTCTGTATGGGAAGGAGGCCGCTTGACCTTCCTCGCAATGCCCGCACAATGGCGGCGTCCGGCATGGACGTGGCCTTTGGGAGAGGACACGCCACCATGAACGCTGACACCCAAGACCGAATCACGACGCTGGAGCCGGGGCAGGAGCCCAAGGCTTCAATCCTCATTGAAGAGATGAAGGAACATATCCTGGCCGTCAGCTCGGAGGATGTGTATTCCAAGCTCGAACACTGTCACAACGTGCGACGCTGCCTGTGGACCGGTAAACCAAACTTTGGCGATGGGCGGCAGGCCGATAGCAAAGACAGCGAAGGAAACGCCTGGCGCTGGAAGGGCGCCCCGATCCTGAGTGTGCCGACAGCTGACCGGCATGTGCGCTGGCACACGCTGATCGAGAGCACGGTGGATGACATGGGGGACATGCGCATTCAGCCGCGGCGTGCTGCTGCCGCTCCCACTGGTGGCGAAGATCTGGCCGAGGTGTGGCAAAACACGCTGGAATACTTCCTGGATGAAGGGGACCGCCATCAATCCTACCAGTCGAAGCTCTTTGATACCTGTAAATGGGAACTGGGCTATGCGCTGCAACTCGTCGAGGTGGAAAAGACGATGCGCAATGAACTGCGCACGATGAATGTGCAGCAGCTCACCGATGCGATGGTGAAGCGGGCGCAGGATGAACTCATGCAGCAGGCCATGGAAGCCTCTGGCGGGGCGGAGATTGATCCCCGCGAGGTCATCACCGCTGAAGTCATGCAGACCATCACGGAAAGCATCGCCATTGACATCGAGACGCTGCTGGCCTCCGCAGGCAAGCCGACGCCATGGGCGCTGGAGATCGTGGCGGCCGTGGATGAACGCATTTCCGACAAGGAAGCCGCGAAGGTGCTCAGCCAGCTCCGCGATGATCCGACCGCTGAGGCGGAATATGTCTCGCCCAAAGAAGACGGTTGCGTGGTGAGGCTCGAAACGCTGGTGCCGTGGGTGAACTGCATCCACCCGAACACGATGGATGGTGAATGCAAAACAGATGCGATCTACATCCCGCGTTACCGGAACGAAACGCAGCTTCGCGAGCATGCCATGCGCCGGAAGTGGGACAAGGCCACACTGGAGGACTTCGTCAGCAATCAGAAAAACCAGTTCTTCGCGGAGCTGTGCACCAGCATTGGCGCGACCCTGCCCGGCTGGGGATTGAACGGCATGGGCATCGGCCTCATCGTGAGCACGGAGGCATTGAACAAATTTCCGCATTGGATGTTCGTCGAAGTGTATCGCCGCATTACGGACAAGTTTGGCCGCCCGATGGTGTATCGAGGGGTCTTCCATCCCAACATGCCGGAGAAGATGCTCGAATGGAGCATGACGGATCTCACGGAGCTGCCTATTCTGGGGGATACCAGCGAGCCTGTGGGCCGGGCCATGGAGGCACGGGGCGTGCCGCAGATCGTTGTGGATAAGCAAAATTTTGTTAAAGACAGCCTCGACAACGAAGGGGCTCGCAGCCAGCTCGGCAGCAATCCGCCGCTGCTGCGCACCAGTGGCGTGCATGCCGGCATCTCGCCGGGGAAAGAACTCTTCGCCAAGCGCAGCGGGAACAGCTTCGAGGGCAGCCAGTTCATGCCCGTGCCGGATGTGGATCAGGGCACGCTGAAGCTCGTCGAAATCGTCGATAAGCTGGTGGATGACTACTACTTCAACAGCGCCACGACCTCGCCCGAGGACAAGCGAGCCTACCGGCAAAGCCTCATGATGAACGCCAAGCGGCTGCGTGTGGCGAGACTGCGCCTGATGTGGACGTTGCTGCAAGAGAAGATCGACCGCGTGCAAGCCAGCAGCATCAATGGCCGGGCGGTGAATCTGGATGCCCGCCGGGATCAATTGCAAGGCGCAGCGGCCATCTCCATCGGGGTGCATGTGGACGGGCTCGGCCAGGATGCGGCGGAGAAGTTTATCAAGGTGTGGCAGATGATGCTGCAAAACGACCGTGGTGGCACGCTCGATTACGTCGAAGGCATGAACATGATCATGCGGCTGTTTGCCCCGGCCTATGCCCCGCGGCTCATCATGAGCCGCAATGCCGCCAGCAGTCGCATCGTGGATGAGCAGCAGCAGCGCATTGCCAAAATCATGGCGGGCATCCCGCTGGAATATCCTGAGAAGCCATCGGCACCGGAGATGCGCCTGCAAGTGCTGCAACAGTGGCAGTCCATCCCAGACAACATGATGAAGCTGCAAGGCGATCGTGTGGCGGCCTTCTTGATGCAGAAAGAACAGGAGTGGCTGAGGTTCCAAAACCAGCAGCAGAACGTCAATGCGGTAACAGGTCGCACGGGGGTGACAGCAAACACAGCGGAGGAAATGGCTGCCGCCTAGCGGCGGAATGTCGAAACCCGAATGATGAATACCATGAATGTATCCCAAGCAGACAACGCCGTGCTAAGCCAGCCGGATGAACGTGACGTTGTTCTCTTCAAATGTCCTGGATGTGGTCACTGTCATGGCGTCTGGACGAATCCGGCCAAACCCAATGAAATGACCGGTGCTCACTGGCGATGGAACGGAGACCGCTACAAACCCACGTTCGAGCCAAGTATCCTCTCCCGTGGCGAACACACTTGTCATAGCTTTGTGCGCGATGGGAAGATTCAATTTCTCACAGACTGCACGCACGCCATGGCCGGGCAGACCGTCGATCTACCCATCTTCATCCTCGCCTAAGATGAAACAAATCCTCACCTTTCTCTTTGGGCCGCGCCGTGCCCGTGTCGTCGAGATCCCGCATCTGTGCCGGAAACAGCCTGCGCTGTCGGAGGCAAAAACGGCACTTCATGGGCAGCATGATGCCGTTTCGGTGCAGACGCTGCTGTGGATCATCGCCGGGCGGCGGGCGGCTTGCATGGATGCCGCTCAGGGGGATGCGCATAAAGGGCAGGACACGCGTTTTCAGCTCGGGGCGAAACAAGCCTGTGACGATTTACTGGTGGATCTGGCGTCGCTGCTAGATGGCACGGAGGTGGATGACGAACTGAAGAGCTTTCTCGACAAGGGCTGACTGTTGTTGGTTGCGCCTGTGATGAGATGAGAGCCCGTTGGCATGGTGGCGTGCCAACGGGTTTTTCATGTTCGTCAACGGTGAAGGTGATGGAAAGCGGGTGAATGAGGTGAATCGGGTTATCTGAACCGCAGCGGGATGACGGGCGGCAGGCGGCGTGGTGGACTGCGGGCACTTGCGCCCCCGTGCGCCTGCCACGCTATGACACCCCTGCCTGCCCTTCCTACTTCAGCCGCCTCTGGCAGCGGCTCCGCTGCGTCTGGGAATGCGACTCGTGCGGCTGCTGCCGCCCCGGTTGCGACCGGCCCCGATGCCGCGCAGAAAGCCGAATTGTCCCTCAGCCCCGGATTGGAGCAGCTTAGCGAGGCGGAAATTGCCGCCGCGTTCATGGGCGAAACCGTGGAGGCACCGGACACCAAGCAGAAACAGGCCACGAACGAAGACACCGAGGAGGAATCCACCGAAGAAACGGAGGAATCCGACTCCACTGCCGAGTCTGAAGAGGCCACGGCGGAGGAATCGGAAGCCACCGAGGAAACGGAGGACGAATCCACCGCTGAAGGTGAGGACGAAGACGAAACCAAGTCCGATCTCGAAAAGGGACTGGACAAGGCCAATCTCTCTCCCGCTCTGCGCAAACGCTTCAAGGCGCTGCTGAAGGAAAACCCCACGCTGAAACGCGAGGTGGAAGACCTGAAGAAGCAAATCGATGCCAAGCGTGCCGAGCCCGAAGTCGTCACCCCTTCGCAGGTGAGCAACCTGTTTGCCGCGGCCCGCAATGCGGCCGAGGTGGAGCAGCACGCCGCCGCCGTGATCGACGATGCCGAGGAAAAGCTGGACTGGCTGGACACCCACCGGGAAGGCGGCACCTATGGCAGAGGCGAAAACGCGATGGAGCTCACGCCGGAGCAAGTCGCCGAGTATCGCACCTATTACCGGAAGATGCTGCGCAGTGTGGACAGTCAGAAGGCCTCGCGCCTCGACTACCTCAAACGCTACGCGGAAACCGTGAAGGAGATTGGTGCGGACAAAGTGCTGGAGCTGGTCAAGCCCACCGTTGAGACACGGGAAAGCCGCTACGCCAAGCATGTTGTGCATGAGCCCGATTACCTCGAATTCCTGGCCGATGCGAAAGCAGGCCGCGAGCATCGGGAGAAGCTAAACAAGGGCATCAAGTTCGTGGAAGTGAAGCCGGGGGGCAAAGCCCCGGTGACCAAGGCGGACGGCAGCAAAACTGGCTCCCCTGTGAAGCCAGCTCCGAAGGGCAAGGAACAGGACGGCGCAAAGCCGGCCGCCGTGCTCACCCAGGCCGCGCTCGACAAGCTGCGAGCGGACGCGGAGGCCGGAGACAAGCGAGCCCAGGAGCAACTGGACCGCCTCTTCATGGGAGCCTGATCGAGCAGCACACACCTCTTTCCATACCCCACTTTTATGATCGTTCACCAGGGCACTCAGCTCACCATCAAGCCGGACGTTTATGACGTCCTTCGCGGAGTCGTTGACCTCTTTCAGTCGATTCTGTATAACCGCCTTTTCAAAGGCCCGGACTCGCCGGATGCGACGCTTTTCCACTACGGCTTTGACGCGCCGGACAATCCCGACAACGGCGGTGATGAGGAAGGCGCGGAGTTCGATGCCAGCGCCGCCGAATCCTACGGCAACCGCGCCAACATGTATGGCCGCATGCACCACTACTGCAAGAAGTTCGGTGTCGGTGAAGTGGCCCAGGGCAACCAGGTGCTCAACGCCAACGGCAAGGACGAGTATTCCTACCAGATGAAAATGGGCCTGGCCAAGTGCCTGCGCTCCGCGGAATACACCCTTGTGGGCGGACAAGAATCCCAGGCCGGGAACAAAACCACGAAATTCCGCACGCGTGGTTTTGAGCGCCTGCTGGTCGATACGGCTGGCATCGCCGTCCAGACCGACACGGCCACCCAGGTGCCTACTGCCTTCCGCATGGGGGCTGCCCAGCTCGTGACCATGACGGTGACGAGTGGTGACTACCCTCTCACCGAGGACAGCATCAATGCCCCGCTCGAATCGCTCTACAATGTGATGAAGGGCAAGATCAACCTCGACGTGTTCAACACGACGAAGTTCCAGGGCAAGGTCAGCAAATTCGGCCTGTTGGTGCCCACTGTGACGGATACCACCGTGGTGCGCCGTTTCAATCAGGACGCCAAGGACATGAAGGTGACTGCCACCATCAAGACGTATGAAGGCGACTGCGGCACCGTTCGCTTCGAGCTGCATCCCTTCCTCCGCCACGACACCGGCACGCAGCTCACGGAAGCGATCGGCATCGACTTCCGCTTTGGCTGCCTGCGCATGCGCCAGGCCCCGAAAGCCGAGCCGCTCGACAAGACCGGCGGCGGCAAGAAGGGCGAGATCATGCACACCTTCGGCCTCCAGTATGTGCCCAAGGTGGCCGCCCGCTGGAAGCGCAGCGCGTAAACCCATCCTCTCCCAGAGGTCAACCGCCCGGCAAGCTCGCTCCTTATCCGTCATGTTGAAGATCGTCATCACCCCTGATGTTGTCGAACAGCTCCGCCAGACTCTTGGCGGGGATGGCAACATGGCACGTCAGTGGTGCGAGATGTTCCGCATCAAGGCTGAGGAGCAGCTTGCCGAGGCACTGGCCGAGCAAGCGGAGATCAGCGTGATCAATTACCACACGCAGCAGCGGCCCATCGAAGGCGTGGGCCAGTGCATGCTGCAAATCGCCCCCAAGCTCAACGCCTGGCTGCACAGCTACTGCCCCGGCTTCGTGTATGACGAAGCCTTCATCAAGAAGCTCATCGCGGACAATCAGCACCTGTGCCTGCGCCCAGGCTACTTGAAGAAAGCCCAGATCATCCGGCCGGATTTCACGGCCGCATCCACCCCCGCCCAACCGCAACCCATCGTGCTGCCCTATTCCAAGGCAGCGTAACCACACCCATGAAACAAACCTACTCCCTCCTTTTGAAAGGCACCGGTCCGGCCCGCAATGGTCAGGAGACCGATGCAGACATCGCGCTCGTGAAGCTCTTCAACGATCTTCGCAGCACCGGCCATGAAATCGAATCCGTCAGCATCGTGTGCGGCGGTGAGGTGCTGCCGATCCACGGCCCCGCCGTGCCGCATGAAGTGCCTGAGCTGCTCAGCAAGCCCATCGAGGAAATCCCCTCCGAGCTGAAGAAGCTCGACAAGAAAGAGCTGACCACTCTGGCGCTCGCGCTCCGCAAGGAACTGGATGCCCTCAAGTCCAGCGTGGGCAAGGCCATCGAAGAGGCTGAAAAGCCCGGCGTCGTCGAAGACAAAACCAAGGACGATGACGATGAGGGCGATGGCTCTCCCGGTGATGTCTGATCCACGCCCACCGCACCTCTCACCTCATCACCGCCATGCCTGGAGACATCCGCATCATTGGCCGCGAGCAGACCGCTCCGACTGTCGGCACGCTGACAGACCGGAGCGGCAGCGTCGGCACCACATCCGCGCAACTGCTGGCGGTGAATCCGTCCCGTGAGTTCTTCCGCGTTCAAAACCTGCATGCCACCGCGGTGCTGTGGGTGAAGCGGGGAAACAGCGCGGCGGTCGCAGGCGCGGCCGGCACGATCCGCATCGGCCCCGGTCAGCTGTGGTCACCGGAGTGGGTGAGCACGGAGGCCTACCAAATCATCAGCGATACCGCTGCCACCCCTTACACCTGCGAGGAAGGCTGATCGACTCCCATGGCACGCACCGCCACCACGTTCCTAAGTCTGTTTGACGAGTTTTGCCGGGCCGTTACCAGCCTGCCTGAAACCGACGTGACGGGAGTGAACCGGGCTAACATGGTCCGCCATCTGAATGCGGCCTATCGCGATGCCTGGCAATACAAAGGCGTGGCGTGGGAGGATAGCTGGAACGAAGGTGCGGTAACTGTGACCAGCGGCGTGATCGCCTGGAATGCCATCGGCGATGCGCATGTGTTCAACCTGTGGAGTATGGATCCACGGCCCAATGGCCGCGCGGCGCAGTGGATCGAGGCCAGCAGCAGCAAGGATGGCCTCTTCGTGGGCTCCACCTGGAATGCCGGTGTGTATGGCTTCTGGCGGCCGGTTTGCCCGCAGTGGGACGGCA